GGCTCCGGCTCCGGCTCCGGAGAAACAGACGGCTCTGGCAATTGCTGAGATGAAGCCCACAAATCACTCAGGCTACGGCGACGGATAACTGAACATGCTACGAAAGGAATGACGACATGACCGCAGGGGGAAACTCCAAGAAGCACGGGCACATGACCGCAGGGGGAAACTGCAAGAAGCACGGGCGATGGAAGCGCTGCCCGTCGAACCTTCGCTATGCAATTAGCGGTGGGGCGTTGAAGAACGCACGGAAACGGCTTGAACGCCACTTGAAGAAGATCGCCAAGAAGCGTGCTCACGACGTTTCCAGGATGGCGGCTGGAAAACCGCAGCGCGGCGCGGCAAGATCGGCCAAAAGGAATAAGGCCCGCAGCGCCTGGAAACTGCAGGCGGAAAAAGGCATGTCACTGTCGGCGTGGATCGCCAAAACTGAAGGAGAGAATCAATGCTGATTGAAGTCGTCCTGCTGTTCGCGTTGGTCGTCGTTGTCCCGGCGTTGGTTGCGCAGTGCATCTATCACGGAGGCCGCGATGATTAACCGCCGCCCGCCGCTTGACGCCGACGCCCATAGACCAGGAGATATCGCCGTACTGATTGTCATGGTAGCCATTATTGTGTGGCTCTCCATCGACGCTATCGTTGGAACTCTGCTGTGACCGCCGACAAATTCGGCGCCGAATACGCACGATCTTCTGGCGCAGAGGATGATGCCGAGTTCATGTCCGGCACCGGCCAGCGATTATGCGTCCCATACGCGGCCAGCAAGTGCTCATGCGCCACGGACGACAGAGAGGAGCTGGTCGACACGATCAAGATCCTACGCGAGGCGCTTCAGGAAGCCTGGAAAGTTTTTGATGCGCTCGGAGCTCACGCGCCAGACGACGACCGCTTGTCGATCCTGCGGAGTAGCCAATTCTCCAGCGCCGCCTACCGAGTGCGGACCGCGATGCTCAAGACCAGGATGGGCATTTGATGGACAACTACACAACAGCCGACCACGAACGATCTTCTGGCGTGAAGGACCACCCCGAGTTAATCTCCGTCATCGACACCATATCAATCTTGCGCAAGTCGCTAAAAAAATACTTGCAAGTTTTTGATGCACTCGGCGCTCACGCGCCGGACGACGAAACCATCAGAATACTGCGCGAGGCGCTGCAAAAATCCTGTCAAGTCTTTGATGCCCTAGCCGCTCACGCTCCTGACGACGCCCGCCTGTCTGTCCTGCGGACGAGCCAATTCTTGTCGGCAGCATACGAGTCGCGGGCAGAGATACTAGAGACTAGGCGGAGCCTGTGATGGATTGCTACACCACCCATGGATACGGCGACGCTGTGACGTGGCCTGCTATCGGCAACCATGGCGACCCTCGCAACGACGATGGCCAGGCCGATGAAGTCGATCATGCCCAGAACCTGATTGTGGAAATCCGCGAGCAGATCGACCGCGCTGAGTCTGCAGTGTTCCGCCGCGACTGGCAGACCTACCGGCTCGCTATGTTGAACGCATCCGATCTTGCCGGGAGTCTTTGGGATGGCTGTTGAGCTAAAGTCCGTTTTCCTCCTGCACGTGACGTATTGCGCACTCACGTCCCTGATCGCCGAGTTCCCCGACGACCGCTCCGCCATTCTGTCTGCCGCACAGGCAGTCCTCGATGTTGGACTAAAGCACGACGTAGAAGGGCGATTCTTTTTCCGGTCGGAGGAGATGGACACATGAACCGCGAACAATTCATCGAAGAACGCCGATCCGGACTCGGCGGTTCGGATATCGGAGCAATTCTCGGATTGTCGAGATACAAGACCCCGGTCCAAGTGTGGCTCGAAAAGACCGGCCGAGCTGACGATCAGGAGTCGTCGCTGCAGATGCGCTTCGGGTCATTCGCGGAGGATTTCGTGGCGTCCGAGTATGAAAAGCGGACCGGATGCCAAGTCGAAAAGTACGCTCCAATGCTCAGGCATCCAACGGCTCCACTGATCGGGCATGTCGACAGGCTGGTTGTGCCGGACGGTGTCAATGTCCTTTCGTGCAGGAGCGAGATTCGCACCGACACCGGGCTTGAGTGCAAAACCGCGAGCGCCTATGAAGTCAGCTCGCCGGACTGGGGCGAGGAAGGAACAGACCAGGTGCCGCCAGCCTATCTTGTGCAATGCGCGGCGTATATGGCGCTGACCGGATGCCCGCGGTGGGATCTGGCCGTGCTTTTTGGAAACCAAGAGTTCCGCATTTACCGATTGCTGCGCGACAGGGAGCTTGAGGATGAAATCATCGCCCGCGCGTCGGAATGGTGGAATCGACACGTCATCCAGGGCAACATACCGGACCCATCAACAATCGAAGATGTTCGCGCACTCTATAAGGGCGTGACCGATCAGACCATCGTCGCTGACGAAAGACTGCTGGCATGGGCAAAAGTCGCCGAGGAAGCCGCCGACAGGGCAAAACAATACGAGACTCTCGCCGAGTCAGCGAAGGCTCACCTTCTGTCGGCGATGGGCGAGGCATCAGTGCTAAAGCTGGACGGCAACAAATGCTTTCGGAGGAGGCTTGTCACCCGCAAAAGCTATACCGTCCCCGAATCTCAATATGTGATGGCAACATTTTCTAACCTGAGGAACTGAAATGAGCGGACAAATCACGGTTGCAAACCAACAGCCTCCGAGCTTGCTGGTTAAACTCGCCCAGAAGTTCAACGTCGAGCCCAACAAAATGCTTGCCACACTAAAGGCGACAGCTTTTAAGGGCGAGGTCAGCAATGAACAGATGATCGCCCTTCTGATCGTCGCTGACCAGTATAGGCTTAACCCTTGGACTCGAGAGATTTACGCCTTCCCAGACCGGCAGAACGGAATTGTCCCGGTGGTCGGAGTGGATGGGTGGAGCAGGATTATCAATGAGCATCCACAATTCGACGGCATGAGCTTCAGGCAGGAGGACGACTCATGCACATGCACGATTTACCGGAAAGACCGAGGCCACCCGGTAGAAGTGACTGAATACATGGCTGAGTGCCGGAGAGACACGACGCCCTGGCGGACTCACCCGCGCCGCATGCTGAGACACAAATCGATGATCCAGTGCGCTCGGCTGGCGTTTGGTTTTGTTGGCGTATATGACCAAGACGAGGCAGAGCGAATCGTCGAGCGAGACATCACGCCAGAACCCGATATTCACGTGCCTCAGGTATCACGGACAGAATCAATCAAGGCGCGACTCGCTCGCCAAAAACTGACTGATCAGGAGCCTGAATTCAAGATCCAGGCTCAGAACACTACGGAAGAATCAACAGATTTCGTCGATAGCGAGGTTCTCGAGTAATGATCAAATGAGCATGGAATGCATCATTATTGAGGCGATCATTGGGATAGGCATTTCCTCCACGTTCTTGGCGCTTATCGTCGTTGTCATAATCAACTTTTTAGACAAACCGAGATAAACAATGGCCAAACATAAAAAGCAGCTCGTGAAAATTGAATGGTCTGCTCCTGAGCATGACTGGCCGTGGTTTTATCTGCTCAAAGACAAGGGAAAGTATTTGTATCTGCAAGGGGCAGATTACCCCAATGGCACATGGAAGCATTCTGGCGATAAATTTTATGCGCGAAAATCCGAAATTGTCAGCATCAAGAAAGTAGGACGCAAAATCCAGGCAAAATGAAGCAATCAACCCTCAAAGCGATGATCAGGCATTCGCTCAAGAAGATGCACCAGCGCCAGCGCCGACTGCTCAAGAAGCACGCCAACGAGACGATGGCTGCGGCAACAAGAAAGGCTAAATCATGAATGACTACTGGCCGGAAACATTTTCAATTGCAGAGGCAAGCGGAGATCAGGTGCTCAATGACTCGCCCGAGCTGGCCATCGCGGTGAAAAACGCGATGTTCGACGAGATAGCCCATGCGCTGCTTGAGCTGCTCTTGCACATGGGGAATCTGGACGAGTCGGCGCTTGATCTCGGGTTAATAATGAATGAACCATGACCTGCTCGAAGACCTGGCCGCGGCCATCGCCCGGCACACTGCGCGCCGCATACCGCTGGCGGTCGATCTGTGGTCAGTGTCGGAAATCGCAGACTATCTCAAGTGCTCAGAGCGGTATGTGCTCGACAACTACGCCGCCCGAACAGACTTCCCGTCCGCGGTCCGTCTGCCCGGGAAAGGGACGAGGCGCGGCCATCCCAGATATCGCGCGGCTGAGGTGATCAAGTGGGCAGAAAGCTGGATAAAAAAATGAACTACGATGACTTTGTGTGCAAAAAGCTGTCCAGCTCGGAGTGTTCCGGGATCGAAGATGCGTCGCTTGATTATCAGATGTTCCCTCATCAGCGCGATTTAACGGAGTGGGCGCTTAGGCGTGGAAGGGCGGCGATATTCGCGGATACCGGACTTGGCAAATCAAGAATGCAACTTGCATGGGCGGACACAATCCACAAAATGACAGGACATGACGTGCTCATCCTCGCGCCGCTAGCTGTTGCAGAGCAAACCGTAGAAGAGGGCAGAAGCATAGGGGTCGATGTGACTCATGCCAGAGAAATCGGCGATGTTCGGGCCGGAATAACGATCACGAACTATGACCGACTCCATAAATTTGACGCAGCCAGATTTGGCGGGGTTGTTTTGGATGAGTCTAGCGTAATCAAGCACCATACGGCGAAGACCCTACAGACGCTTCTGGATGCTTTCGCAGACACTCCTTACAAACTGGCATGCACCGCTACTCCGGCGCCGAACGACTGGACGGAACTCGGAAACCACGCGGAATTCCTCGGCGTGCGGTCGCGCGCAGAAATGCTCGCCGAGTTTTTCTGCCACGACGGAGGAGAAACTCAGGTATGGCGTCTGAAGGGTCACGCGAGGCAGGTTTTCTGGCGATGGGTTGCTTCGTGGGGAGCCCTGGTTAGATCACCTGCGGACCTTGGGCACGACGCAAGCGCATATGAATTGCCTCCTTTGCGGGTGCATCAGCATACTGTCGAGACAGAACACAGCCCTCTGCACGGGACGCTCTTTGCAATGGAGGCGCAGACGCTCATGGACCGGCGCAATGCTCGCCGAGCATCGCTTGTGGATCGAGTGCGGGCCGCGGTATTGAAAATTAAACACGAAAATGATAATGGGCTGTGCAATCGCGTACCTACAGAAAAATGGCTGATCTGGTGCGAACTTAACGACGAGCAGGATGCGCTTGAGGCTGCTCTGCTCGATGAGGGCATTTCTTACGTATCCGTGAGAGGAAACACCGACCTTGATAAGCGCGTCGATTACGAACGCGCATGGCGACTCGGAAACGTGCAAGTCATGATTAGCAAGCCATCGGTGTTTGGATGGGGGTTGAACTGGCAACACTGCGCCCGCATGGCGTTTGTCGGAGTTACGGATTCTTTCGAGGCTTACTATCAGGCCGTGCGCAGATGCTGGCGTTTCGGGCAGAAAAACCCGGTGGAAGTGCATTTATTCGCAAGCCAGCAAGAGGGATCGGTGGTGGCTAATCTTCGGCGCAAGGAATCCGACGCAAAGGAGATGGCCGATTCCATGGCTTCAGAAACACTCGATGCAGTTCGTGAAAGCGTCATCGGGCGCAAGAAAGAAACAAACGATTATAACCCGGAAGACAAAATCATCATCCCGGCGTTTCTGAGAGTCGCGTGAGTCAGACTCGGCTTCAGTCTCTCATCGAAACGATGATCAATATCGGCATAGGGTATGGTATAGCGCTTGTGTCTCAAATCGTCGTCTTCCCGTTGTTTGGAATCCATATACCGATTTCAGACAATGTGTTTATCGGAGCGATATTCACAGTGATCAGCATCGCGCGGAGTTATCTCGTGCGGCGCATGTTTAATCGAATTCACGGAGGGATAAAACCATGAAATGCATGAATCAGGCAATCGGCGAAAACTACGCTCTCTACCACGGCGACTGTATAGAGGTTATCAAGGGAATCCCATCGTCGAGCATTCATTACTCGATTTTCTCTCCGCCATTCGCAAGCCTATACACCTACTCGAACAGCCCGCGCGACATGGGGAATTGCCGAAGCAATGATGAATTTTTCGAGCATTTTGGATTCTTGATTGATGAGCTCATGCGAGTCATGCAACCTGGTCGAAACGTGTCGTTTCATTGCATGCAGCTTCCATCAAGCAAAGAGCGGGACGGATTTATCGGACTCAAGGATTTTCGTGGAGACCTGATCAGGGCTTTTCAGTCGCATGGCTTTATTTATGCATCGGAGGTGGTAATCTGGAAAGATCCTGTCACGGCCATGCAGCGGACAAAGGCACTAGGGCTCCTGCATAAGAGCGTCAGGGAAAACGCCAGCATGTGCCGCCAGGGCATTCCTGATTATCTGATCACGATGCGCAAGCCGGGCGACGTAGTTGAGCGAGTTAGGCATTCTTCAGACGATTATCCGGTGACGAAATGGCAGCAAATCGCCAGCCCGGTATGGATGGACATCAACCCATCCGACACTTTGCAATATATGAGCGCGCGCGATCATGACGACGAGCGGCACATCTGCCCGCTACAGCTCGAAGTGATCCGTCGTGGCGTTGAACTCTGGACAAATCCCGGAGATGTCGTTTTGTCTCCGTTCGCCGGTATCGGCAGCGAGGGCTATGTGTCGCTCCAGATGGGACGCAGATTTATCGGAGTCGAACTGAAGGACTCATACTATCGGCAGGCATCGAAGAATCTTGTCAATGCGCTGCGCGTGACAGACGATCTTTTTGCGGAAATGGCATGAGTCTAAACGTTGTATTTTGCCCAGGATGCGGCTCGCGCGTTCCTACAGGCCATCATAGTCGCAGCTCTGTAAGAAGCCAGGCAAAATCCTGTTAAACCGTGCTGAAAAGATGAACGCCTACTATAACGAGAACGACCCATATGCGGCGCAGTGGCTACGAAATCTGATCGCTGCCGGCCATATTGCACTAGGCGAAGTAGATGACCGGAGTATTGAAGATGTCTGTCCAGACGACCTTAAAGGATTCACGCAGTGCCATTTATTCGCCGGAATTGGCGGATGGAGTCACGCATTGCGCCTTGCCGGATGGCCAGATGACAGACCTGTTTGGACAGGCAGTTGTCCCTGTCAGCCGTTCAGCGTCGCCGGAGCCCAGCGTGGCTCAGAAGATGAGCGACACTTATGGCCTGCGTTCTTCGACCTCATCCGCGAGTGCTGCCCTAGAGTTGTATTTGGTGAGCAGGTTGCCGGAAGTGCTGGATTCGCGTGGTTGGATCATGTGGCGGCAGACCTGGAAAGTGCAGGTTACGCCGTTGCGGCGGCGAATCTTGGCGCACATTCAGTCGGGGCTCCGCACATCCGACAGCGGTTATACTGGATGGCCGACGCCGACTCGCGGCGATGGCTCGAGCAGCGGAGCGGCCGGATATTCGACGGAGAGCGGGCGTCATTCGGGGACTACCCTGACGGACGCGGCGAGGTTCGCGGGATGGGCAACTCCGACCGCGCGCGATTGGAAGGATGGCGCGACGACGCTGGAAAACACGCCGATGAACAGCCTTCTAGGTCATCAAGTCCTTGGGGCGACATCGAGTGGATCTCCTGCAGCGACGGAAAAGCGCGGCCAACTCAACCCGGCCTTTCCCCGCTGGCTGATGGGGTATCCAACCGCGTGGGACGACTGCGCGCCTATGGCAATGCTATCGTCCCGCAAGTCGCCGCGGAGTTCATAAACGCGTTCATGGACTGCCGCCCGTGATTGTGTTTCGGCAAAATCCCGTCAGTAGCGCCTGAAAGCCAGCATTCAAGCACCTGTTCGATTCCCCATCTCGGCACCAATGAAGACCCGCTCAATAGCGGGTTTTTCTTTGCTTTCAAAAAAACTTCCGTAGCCTATTGCGTTTCGGCCCAATGGGCGTATAGTAAGAACTGTGGCGGCGCGGTGCAGCCAACCGAATCCCCCGGCAAAGGGCAGGAAGACCGACATGAACACACTCAGCGCCGAAACCATCCGCCGCCTGATGCGCCAGAATCGCAAGACGATTCGGGGCATTGCCCAGCAATGGAATCTGACCATAACCCGGGTTATCTACGTCCGAGACCACGGAGTAACCGGCGAGGCCTTCGTGCGCGACTGGCTCGAAATCCTCACCGCGCCGAACACGTCGATCTAACCAACAGCCCGCGCCGCTCGCAAGGCGGCGCACCGAACCAAGGACATCAAGATGGAAATCCGATTTCCTCTTCACCAAGTCCGGCGCTGCGCAAAGAATCCGCGCCGAGCGCGATGGCATGACCGCAACACATACGGAGTTCTAGCTTCGATGGCTTCGCGGCTGGCTCCAGGCTGGCCGATGGTCACGCGGCTTGTTTCTATCGGCGACTGAACACAAGAAGGGACCAGGCCAAGCCAGGGGGCCGCGACTCTGGCAGAACGAAGGAGATACAAGTGGCAAATCTGAAGATGGCGGCGGAATCCGCCAGAAGACAAGACCCGGCGGCACAAGGCCGCCAAACCGCGGCTTCCTGGCTTCGCGCCGCCATAGAAGTGATCGAAGGCGAAGGGCCCTCCCTGAAGTCGCAGCTCTTCGGCGATCAAGACCCGCAAGACTGGCGGGAAGAGCAGGCCAGGAGGTACATGGCCAAGGCAAGACTCGCGCTGCGTGCGCGTGACTGATCAGCCCCACAATCACCGCCCGGGCGAGCGACCCCCGGGCAGGAGCGCAGCGGCTGCGCAGATCGAAGACGCCGATAGCTGCCGAGGGCGACCGCCTCGGCGCCTGGCCCGGGCATTCGCGCGAGGGCAATCCCGGCAAGCTCAAAGGCCGGTAGACACAAACTGAGCGGTCAGCCCTGATGGCGTACCTCAACCGCCGACGAAGGGATCAGGCCACACCCGAGGGCCACGACTCGGGCAGAACGAAGGAGAGAAAGATGAGAGAGCTTAAGTGGATTGACTGCGACGACCTGGCAGTCGATCAAAAGGGATTCCTGGTCCGCATCGAGCCTTTCCAATCTGCGGAGCGATACGAACTGCGCGATCGCCCGCCGCTGACCAACCAGTCGCGCGAGCCGCGGGTCGTCGGTTGGTGCGGGACCGGGAACGCGGGCGCCGTCTATGCCTGCGGACTGTGGGAAGTGGTCAAGCTCGCCCGCAACGGGCGGGCGAAGATTTGCCAGTTGGTCGAGCGCCAAGAAATCGCCGCGGCGCTTGAGGAGCTCGGGTTCCCCGAACTGATCGACGATGCGCTCACCGCGCACGGATGACCATGTCACCAGATCCCGACGCCATCCGCGCCGCCCGCGAGGCGGCCGGGCTCACCCAGGCAGCGGCAGCGGCCCTCGTCCATGCCGGGTTGCGTACATGGTCGCACTGGGAGGCAGGAGACCGCCGGATGCCGGCGGCAACGTGGGAGTTGTTTTGTATCAAGGCAGGCACCGCCAAAAAGCGGTGACGGCACCCACAATTGACACCGCTAGCGCAACTGCGCAAGCGGAGAAGACGACGGCATCGATCAGCCTTTGACGATGCCTCGTCAAGCTTTTATGCGCGGCCACGCAACGAGCGTCGCGCAATGCCTGCTTGTGCTCAAGAGCTCCCATGCGGTGCTCCAGGATATCCTCGCATGGCTTGCGCTCCATCGCTAATCCTCGGCCATATTTGCGTCGATCATGGCGATGTCGGCAAGCAAAGATTCGCAGGCTGCGTCCCGACAGCCCTCGGCCCTAGCGTCCATGGCGACGTCAGACAGTAACGCCTCGCATCGTCGAAGTATGGACCGCACCAGGATAAGCTCGCCAGCCATGGCTTCGACGTTTTTTTGAGCCTGTATCGCCGTTAAAGACTCCTGAGATAGCCGGCTTTTCGACCTGCATAAAATCATGTCTTTTTGACTCCATGCCCAATATTGCTATCGACCTGCCAATCCACGACGCTTTTGTGATCAAGGTTCCGGCGACGATCCGGCAGCTCTCCGTGTTCAACGGCGCACCGGGTTTCCATCGCGGTTAGCCGAGCCTCTTGAGACAGCACGAAGCGGTCAAAGCGGCGTGCGTGAGTGTCGATTTTCTCTTCGAGCTTGGCTTCTAAGCCGGTTATAGTGCCGGGGATGGCTTCGACGGCACGCACTAATGCATCGTGTCGCTTCGCGCTGTCTCGCAAATACCATCCGACTAGAGCGAAGATCCCAGTTAGCAGATACGGAGAGAGTTCGGTCAGCAGGGCGTTGAATGTGGACATCTGCAGCTAACTATTACCATTTCACGGACTTTGCCGACGCCGCATTCGGCGCAGCCGCTATTGAGGCTTTCCGCAACTGGAGCCTTTTGAAAGCATTCCACTGCTGCGCACCAATGGCCGCCATAAGCCCCTGCAAATCAGCGAAGGTGAATGGGACTTGCGTATTATCGTCGGCCACCCAGTAAAAGCCTAGCGGCGTAGCATTCGCCGCAGAAAAGGCATTAAGCAAGAGCTGAAGATTGGAGATTGTTTTCGGCCCGGCTTGGTATGTCTGAGTTACGCCGCCCTGAGTGGTAAAGCTCACCGGCTGCGCGATGGCGTTCTGGTAAGCATTCGCCAGAGCTTCGATTCTGTTCGACTTTAACTCCGAAACCGACAACAGGTCTTCCGGGTCCATGGATACCAACTTCCCGCTTTGCAGCTTGAGGGCGAATCGGTTATCCCACTGATCATCGGTTAGCGCGACAGCGCCATTGGGCAGTTCCGATACGGTGTCGTCGTTATTTGCCGAGACAATCCGCCCGTTTGCATCGAAAAAACCATAACGCATCACGACTCCTTAATAAACTCGATTACAGAATAAACCTCGGTCGTCTGAGAAACCGCCGCTCCAAGTCCTGTATTTGCGACTACTGAATCCGTATAGAGCCGAAGTTCAAACACCTTTGCCGAGGGTATAGTAAATCGACCATTGACAAACGACCTAACTGAAGCCGAGTCCGAACCTCCTCCAAATGTGCCATTTTCTGACGTACCTTTAACGGGCGCCGTCGAATCTGTAACATTCCACAGCCACGCCTGGACGAGGTTCGGCCCGTTGGCTGGAGTATGCGCATTTACTCGATACGTGCCAGCCGGTAGCGTGATCTGATTGGCCGCAAGCGATGCTCCGCTGATGGTATTGGCTACCTGAGTATTGAGCGTGCGAGTCTGCACGCCCGCCGCAGACGATCCGCCATTCGTCCCTTGAGCTTTCTCGTCTCTGGCTAGAAAATAAGCGGCGGCAATACCCGTTGCCGGATTCGCAAGCACCCACTTATCGAGCGTCTGGTCATACTGCAGGATAAGCCAATGGCCTGCCCCGGATATGTCACCGGCTACCACTGCAGCGCCAGCGCCCTTGACGATGGTCTTGGCGGCAATCGTTCCGCTGTTCGGGGTAAAAGTCGGCGTGGCCGTGGCGTTCGCCGATCCGGCGCGCACGTAAAGCGTCAGACCATTTGTCAGTGACGCAATCGCCGGAGTAAATGTCGCCGTAATCGCGTCTGCCGTGCCTCCTGCCGCTGATATGCAAAATGCTGAACCCTGCACTTGGCCAAGATTGACCGCATCCGTGGAAACTGCCGCATTTGCCAGATTCCTGAGTTTGTATCCTCCCATCTTGAGATCGGCGGTCGGTGTGGTCTGCCCGTCCGAGGCGATGGACGTCGTCAGCGCGCCGGCAATATCGGACATCAGCGTATTGTGGACCGTGCTGCTGATCGTCGTTCCGGTTACGACAGGCTGTCCGGCGGGTAGGCTATAAACGCCGCTTCCGTTTCGTGCCATACTATTTTGCTTTCATAAAAGGTCAGTCACTATGCGCTATTGGATGTGGGCTGCACTGCTGTTTCCTGTCGGGGCTTTCCTCTTTCGGGCCTGCATATGTCTTCCGATTCGATGGCTTGTGCATAAATTCATGCGCGATGGAAAACTCAAAGACTGTCTGTTGCGCAGGCGATGGGGGAATTCCGACTCACTCACCAGGTAATACTGCGTTGTATGCCGGAAGCGCCGTGAGCGCCAGACCTTGTCCAATAGTCTTGAGCGGCTCAGCGTATTTCCACGGGGCGGCCCCGGCAGCGTTCATAGCCTTTGATGCCTCCTGAGGGTTTGTAAGCAAGAAAGCCAAATTCTCACGGATCTGATCATCTGCGCTCTTGTATAGAATGTCGCCAGCCCTTTTGACCCACCCGCCCGGGACGCTGGCCACATTGGCAAAGAACGTCGGAATTCCGGCCTGCTGCGCAAGATTCGTCATCGACAGCTTTTGAACAGTATCGCTTCCCGCTCCTCTTCCTGCTGTTTCCGCTGCCGCCTTGCTCTCTGCATCCCTAGCAATTCCCTCTAGCAGGTCCATCTGATCGGGAGTCATCGCCCCTCGCATTGTCGCGCCCTTGAATCCAGTCGCCTGTCTGGCGAACGCATCGCCGTTGCGCAGCGCATTTGCGTATTGCTGCGCGTTAGTACGAAACGGCAAATTCCCTTGATCTGCCAACGCAGGCACCAATCGGTTATACAGAGCTTGACCGATGTCTATTTGATTGATCGGCCGACTCATATCTGCGTGAGTGACCCTGGCCTGCTCGTATTCCGGGATTTTCGCTTCCAGCCAGTTTAGAAAATCGTTTCGCGTTCCTATCGCTGCCGCTCGTTCCGCTCCCTGCATGCCCATTGCCGGCGATCCGATGGCATCATCAAGTCCAAGTTTGATGTCATGCAAAGTGCGACCAGAATAATCAGCCGGCTGAGTTTGTGGAAGGGCAAAACTCTCTCCACGCTCATTTGCCAGATTCGCTGCTCGTTGAGCGGCAGTTTTCATCGAAGGACGCTGCAATAACCAATCCAGGACAGGATCGCCTTGCACTACGGCGGCTTTCGATGCCTCATAAAATGGTTTTACAGCGGCCTCGCGGTTCGCAACAGCGATGGCCCTTTCTTCTGGAGTCTTTGCTACAGAAAGCAGCGCATCGGCTAGCGCCCCGGTTTGCGAGCGATTCAGGTCGTTGAACGCCTGCGGATTATTGGCTCGAATAGCACGCTCTAGAGCGGCAACTCCATCATTGCGTGCGGCTTGGCCGACTGAGGGGACAAAACCAGGAGTATTGCCTGTCGCATTCTCCAGGGTTTGCGCAACACTGGCGGCATTGTTGCCAGCGGCATTGTTTATCACGCGACCGGCAATTCTGGTGCGCCCGGCGTCCGTGAATGGATCAATCGCCATTGCTCGAATGGTTTTCGCTGCCCGGATTGATGCAGGGATTCCAGCTCCAGATGCGGCACCAAAAACTGTATTAGCTAAACGACTTTCGCCTTCAGCAGTCGGCTGCACACCTCCTAGCAGGCCGCCAACAACGGCCCCTCCTCCTATCGTATTAGCTCCTGGAACAACAGATGCCAGCGATGCCGGAATAAGCGCTCCGACCACTTGCCCGCCGCTGCCTCCAGGGCGCTTTCCTAGCTCCTCTGCATGCTCTCGCCACGCGTCGGCGATATTTTGAGCGTTCTCTACGCCGAGCATTTGCGCAGCGCCAACAACTGGAGCCGCTACGGCATTTTTGATTCCGGACCAAACATTGCCGATTCTTTCTCCGAGTCCGACATCCTTTTCCTGTGGCTGCTGCGCAATCTGTCGGCCTCCAGTAACAGGAGAAGTCTTCGCCTCGGATCGCATCCTGCGGACTTCTGCAGCAAGCAGCCTCGCTGCGTCTGCGTCCCCAGCCTGATCTGCTCTAATGAGCGCCTTTTCGATTTGGTCTAGCGTGGCCATCTTAGCCGCCATACTGTTTCAGGAGGTCATCAATCGTCTTTGGTTTCCCAGAAATGCCGACCGATGGCGGTTGAACAAACGCTTTCCCTGTATCTAGCGGAGGTGCTCCGAAATTCTTTCGGATGACCTCGATTTGCAGTTTCTGCAGGTTTGCCCCGCGCTCATTAATGCGCCGGATCTCCTGCAATCTTTGCTTGACCAGGTTTTTGTCATTGATTCCGGTTAGCAGCTCATCCCATGCTCGCTTTGCGTCGCCTTCTGTCTGCACGCCGTTATTGAGCCTCAGCGAGTCATTGCGCATTTTTTCAAGTGTCGCACGGAACGACGCATAATTTCTGCTCGCATCATCTGACGCGCCGACATAGTTTTTAACCTGGCTGGACAGATTCTTCATCGGTCCAAGCTTCAGCTCTCCGCTGTCTATTTGCTTTTCAAGCGCAGCCAAGTCCGCGTTGATCCCTCCAGAAGTCCCGATCTTGTCAAGGATCGCTTGCTGTTCCTTGACTGCGGACTCTGGGAGATCTTGACCTTTAAGCGCAATCCCCGGCACCGATTGACCCTGCGCCGGTGACGGAGGCGCGAAAACCTTACCCGGGCCGTGTTCCTGCAACATGATCGCCGTCGCGATAGCCTGGCGGGTGACGGGGTTGCCGAGGTCAATCTGCTGATCCGGTTTAATGCCGAGCATTTTAGATGCCGATGCAATCAGCCCTTTAGTGTCGTTCTCTCCAGGAGGCGACCACCGATTGATTACTCCGGATAGCGTATTGATCCCTTTCTGCCCGTATGCCTGCAGGTTCTTATCAATGGCTGCCAGCCCTTCCTCGGGCGATCCGAATTTCTGGAACCCGCTCGTGGCTCCCGGCGGCCTGATGTTCCCCCAATTATTCCCGGGAACGCCTGCGCCGTTGCCAACCTGATTGATTACCGCGCCCTCGGTCGTCATGATCGGGCCGCCAGCGGTCGGCACTGTGATCGGCTTATTCTGCGCTTGCGCATTCGCAACAGCGCCAGCGGACCGGCCTGCGATTTCGGCATTAGCCGCCGAGTATCCAGGCACCGCGTATGCTTGCCCGTTTTGGTATGCGATACCTTCCCCGAGTTTGGGATGGAACCGCTCCTGCCCTGTCGCAAGATCGAGCGCGGTCGTCCCAGGCTGCAATTCGATGATGCCCTTTTTCCTGGCCTCGGCAATCGCAAGACGCCCCATTTCCAGCGGATCTTGCCCCATGGCGATCATATTCTTTTGCTCTGGTGTCAATTCCGCAAAATTCGCGATTATCCGGTTGCCGAGTTCTGTCTGGCCGTTCCGATATGCCCACTTTGTGACGTTCAGCGCGGCTTGTTGCTGTGGAGTAAGCTGTCGCACAGTTGGCGCAGAAAACCCTGGAATGCTCGGCGGCATGCCCGGCTGAACAGGGCCTTGTGGGATTTGCGGAGAAGGCCCTTGCGGCGGCGCTGGAGTCCCTGAGGGAACGCTCGAGGCATCAACGCTTGCTGGCGGTGTTTGCTGCCCTGTAGCGCTTGGAATGGCGCCTTGTGGAGCCACGCCAAAAAGCGAATCCAGGCTTTGATCCATGCGCTGGCCGAGAGCTTGCGCAAGGGCCGCCTGTTTGCGGTCGTTTTCTCCCTGCATCCAACTCCCGGCGAGGGCTTGCCCAAGCTTTGCCAGCGCTTCTACTGGGGAGCGTTTTACCGCCCAGCCGCTGACCATTTCTGTGGGACCAGTCGGCTGCAGCGATTGTTCTCTCAACAACTGAGCGAGCTGCTGTTGCCGCAATAGCGCCGCCTGATCCTGCGCCAAATCCGGAGCCATCATAGCCATGGCCACCGGCGCCTGCTGTCCTGTAAATGGGTTTTGCGAGGGCATTAGAGTACTCCGATATCAACCATCTTATACCCGCTTGGATGTTCGGCGACAGCCTCAGGACAAACCATTTCAAGCTCTTGTGCAATCACCCCGATTTCCGGCTGTCCGAATTTCATATAGGAGTAAATGCCGATCCCCAGTTTGTCGTGCGTCCCGATCCGTCGAATATTCGATTTTAGGCGGACATCCGATAGCAATCCCTGTATTGCGGCCGCTCCCAGCGAACCAATCCCTCCCAAAAGGCTGTTATTCTGAGCGGTTTTGGCGTTATAAACGCCTTGATTATAGTTGGCCTGCATGTTGGCAGCGCCAAGCAAATCAGGGCCAGCAGTGGTCGCCTGTTGCGGGACAGATCCGAAAGTCGGATTTGTGACCTGCGAGCCGGACCGGACTGCGTTGAGCATATTCACTGGCTGGTTTTGGAGAGCGGTCAGCAATTGCATTTGCTGATTTTGCGCATTTTGTCCGACGTTAATCCCGTTAAGCGCGGCCTGCATCCATAGATCATTTTCTCCCTGTTGCTGCTGTTCCATGGCGTTTTTATATGCCTCGCTGCCGGGCATGATGCCTTGATTGGCTAGCTTGTTTTCCAGTGCCGCGCGCGAACGCTCGATTTGCGGCTGAAATCTCGCCATAAGCGCATCCTGGCCAGTCTGACCGGGATTGACCATGCTTTTCGGGAGGTCGCCGAGCGTGATATTGTTTTTCAGCGCGCTATCGACATATCCCAGACCTCTGTCGGCCAGATTGGCAAGTCCCAAGCTGATCGCGTTTTGCTGATCAAGCAATTGCTGTTGCTCTGGCGCAAGCGTAGTTGTCACCGACCAGCCATCATCCGGCGAGCTGATCAGATAATCCTCGCGGTTTGGCATCACCGGTTTGACTTTGGGCGTGCTCGAGGAGCCGTTTTGCGATCCTCGGTACAATCCATTTTCCAACTCTACGGAGCCGTTTTGCGATCCTCCGTACAATCCATTTTCCGACTCTACGGAGCCGTTTTGCAGTGCGTTGAACATCGACGCGTAATCGACGGAATTCACGCCACTAGTGCCGCTGCTGTTTTGCAGTGCGTTTAACATCGACGCGTAATCGCCGGAATTCACGCCGCTAGTGCCGCTGCTGTTATAAGCATCAAGCTTTGCTTGATAATCGGCCATGGCGTTGTTATACGCCGTGTCGTTATATTGCTGGGAGCCATGGGAATAGGTCAAATTCCCGTATGGGGTATATTGATTGACCCGGTTAGCCGCTGCGGCGGCTCGAGCGGCTTCCAGATTTCCGGCGGCCGTAGCGTTAGCAGCCCCGACGTAATCAGGAGCCGCGGGCATTTTTGCGCTTTTTCCCATAATCCGCTCTCAAATATCTGCAATCGTCGCGCTTCAGTGCGACAACAAAAATACTACTTCCTGGATACACATCAGGGATAAACGAGACTGGCTTAAATCCCATATGCCGCGCTAAATGCAGGCTTTTTTTGTTTGTATCCATTATCGAGCATAATATCTGCTCGGCTTTCAACTGCCTGAAAGGATAATCGAATATGGCAGATATAAAAAGAGGCGCGATTGCTCCATCAATCGCAATGTGCGCCCACACTGATCTTCCGTTGAAATCCTGATAAACCGCTCCTGCGTTTATCTTGTCGTCCGATGATATCCAGCCAATCGCTTGTGAGTTTTCCGGAGTCCATATCATCGCGCATCGCTCAGCGACCCATGGACCAATGATTGATTTATCCGTGCAAATCAAAGCACGCCACCACCGCTGACAAGATAATCGGTCGATGCCCAGTGCAGCCTCGTGCCAAGAGATGCGCCTTGAATATGCGCCGCGACAGCAAAACCGACTCCAAAGCACGTTTGCCAGTCTGTCTGTGTCTGCAAATCGCCTCCCCATGTTGTCGCGCCGTCCCATACAGACGAGTCCCAGATTGCATTGGTCGAGGCGGTAAAAGTCGGCGTCTGTGGAGTGGTCGATATATCGTAATCAGTATTGACTCCGACCAAGACATTGCATGGCCCGTCAAGAGAGACTATCGGACGCACCATTTCGACCTTTTTCTGCTGAGTGCGTACTCCGAAAGTGGAGAAACTTTGCTGGGCATCGAAATAGATCGCGGCCCCGTCATCGGTGTAACCATACCAAGCCCGATAAACCGCTCCGTTTCCACCGAAATACAAGTTGTCCTCGTAAAGCTCCATACAGGAAGCATTCCATCCGACGAATCGTGACCACGATCCGCTGATCGTATTCATGACCAGTTGATACGCTTTTCCACTGCCAATCGGCACATTGAGGAGCAGCATATTTTCTGGCGGGAAAATCGTCGTTTCCCATCCGCTATTGCCGCTGTATAGCGTCGTGTATTCGCTGACAATGTGCTGGATTTTGTCTGTGAGATTGCTTTTGGTGCTTACCCGCGAAGACATCAGCGCCTTGGATAATGGAGCCAATCCGTCTTTGCAGATTACAAGCAAATCGCCAGCAAACTTTGTGAAACACCTCCTGCCGATTGGCGAGCCGATAATATAAATGCCGACAAGCGCCCACGTTGAATCACTCGCCGGATCGGTCCCTCTATATACGGCAACCTCACCTTTTGATGTGATAAAGACGCAGTAATCATCCATTCCGTAGCCGGCATCCAGCGACCATGTGCCGATGGCCATCAGATAACCGCCGAGAGAAAAGATGCTGGAAAAGTCCAACTGTGAAGCAGTCCCGCCAATGCTCAGAGTCGGCATATACCACGCGCTGAGCGTATCCTTCTGCACGTAGAATAGCCTGGACTTAAACACCGTTACGCCAATCAGCGTAGTCGGATCAACTCCGATAACTCCAAAATCTATTAAAGGCGTGACCGTGCCAACCACCGTTACTACACCAAGAGCGCCGCTTAGCGTATAAGTAAAAGTACTCGGGCCGGTGACGGTAACGATATACGTCCCGTTATAACCGGACGGTGTAAATCCGGCGATAACAACAGACATGCCTGTTTTTAGGTTATGCGCGGCAGTTGTCGTGACCGTTGCGGTAGTGCCGACGCTGGTAATGGACGCGCCTGTAATTGGAAATCCGCTAGGGTCTTCGAGCAGGGCAGGGAATAAGTTGTCCCATCCGCTGCCGTTATAGACCAACGGCAGGTCAGACCCGTTGGTCATGACCATATAATTGCCGCCAGCCGTCCCAAAATTGACGTATTGCCAACTCCCAGTGGCATTGCCGCTGATTACTGCCGCGCCGACAGTCCCTGCGTTTGTGACGTCATAAATCGACGTCCCGGCCGAGGCGAACAGCTTCGACGATCCAGTCGGAGGAGAATATGCCGCGATTGTATCGACCGTCCCGGATATGCCAGTCGCCCATGACGCATAGCCGTGGCGCAGCATCACGTCATACGGAGTGCAGAAGAAATTATCCAGCGTCAGCGCGTCCTGGGGCTTTTGCTGGGAGATCGGCTCTCGTGCGTTGATGCCGCCAACAGGGGCAGAAACCGACAGGGTGCGGGCTGTCTGTGACCTGGTTTGGCGTCGTTGAGCGGCTCTCATTTATGACCACGCCATTGCAAAAAGGGCGGACAATACAAGCTTACACCGTCCATCTGATGCGAGGCGTCCCATGTTCTGCGTCTATGCCGTTCGAGTGATAAACGGGAAGAAACATCGTCATTACATTGATGCATTCGAGACAATCTTCGCGGCGAAACACTCCGCAAACTGCTGCGTCTGCGGAAATGCTGATTACGCATACGTCAAGGATACGACAGGCGGCACAGTGTTCATCATTCAACCCGTTGTGTACGACGAAGAGCCTCTAGACCCAAAAGCCCCAGCCCGGCGCCTCCTGTGATGGCTGGCAGCGTGGCGAATCCATAGATGTTGTCGAGCCCTTTGTTTGCAGGATCGAAAGCGGCCAGATTAGCGTCGCGCACCGGTGATGACGGGAAAACGTAGGCCTCGCCTGGCGCTGTAAATCCCTTTGCGCCTTTGAATGCACCAAGTTTTGCTATGGTTTCGGCCGCTCCATCATTGCCAAAACGAGACTCAAGGGCCTGCCATAAATCACCGCCGACGATGCGCTCATCCGGGCCATAGGTCCGCAGTTGATTTGCCAGATATTGCCCTTCTTTACCGTAATATGGAGTGTCGATGAGGTTTGCGACGTCATGCGCAAGCCTGGGCGGGTAGGATTTGTCTGCATTCAGGTATGGCCCGGACGGGATCGCATACTCTCGGACATCTCCAGGTTTTCCGGTGCGCTTTTCATATCCAGACATATAAGCGGAGGCCTCTTCCGGGTTTTGTGTGTACATCGGCCCGCTGCGTCGTCCATCTTCGCCGATCTGCGACCCTCCGCGATACCAGCCTCGTTCCATTTTCATCGCGTCCATTTTGGCCGCTCGCTCTGCGTCGCTTAGCAGCGTACCTGACGCTCCTTTTGTGATACCGGCTCCAATACCGTTAGTCGCGACGTTCATCGCCCATGCGTTCAAATTGTCCTTTGCATCGCGATCTCCCAATGCCGCGGCGAGGGCCATCCTATTCAGCGCGTCCGCATTTTCCTTGACGCTTGATGCCTTCATCGACAGATATTCTCCAGGATTGGAGATTAAATCCGCCAGACGTTGCTGCAGCGTGCGCTTCGTCGAATCGATGGCCGCCGACAAAGATGGGATGATGCCATCAGGCATGCCCTGACCTCATCACGGCAAGTTCCACGTCCCAATCGGGACAACGATTGCAGGCTGGATATCGTAGCGCGTGCCGGCCAGGTTGAGGACGGCCTTGCCGGAATCGCGATTGCTCTTGTCCGATAGGGCCCGCTCATAAATGGCGTAGTCCTCGGAGTAGTCGAGGCCCTTAGCCTGTTTCCAGCGCCAGCGCGTCCCGAGGATCAGCAACGAATCATCCAGCAACGGGACGTCGGCGTCATCAGTCCATACCGACGACGTGCTCCCTGTCGTGGTCGTGATCCAGTTCCGCGAGATGTACTCGAATGCGCAAGTCTGGCCGGCTGTCGGGACAGGGTAGAAATTGATCTGGCCAGCGACGATCCGAAACGAATTGAAAGGGCCGTTGATCTGCATGGCCTTCTGCTGCTGCCAATCCTGCTCTGATCGCGGTCCATAAACAGGACGTCTCAGACTGCGATTCCAGATCGTGTCATTGACGATGTATTCCCATCCCGGAGCGATGGTTTCCATGTCGCCCTGCACTTGAGCTGCCAGCGTGGTAAATGTGGCCTCTTTCTGCAGCGCCTGCCAAGGATAGCGCTTGGCCTGCTCTTGTCCTTCCTCCTCAGACAGGGATACCAACTGGATTATCTGAGGATCAGATGAACTGACAGCCGCATTAGGCGAGACAATGCCCAAACGCCGGCAGGCGGTCTGGATAATCTGCAAGCAAGTCAGCATTATGCCGCCACCGGTTCAGATCGCGGACGGCCGCGCGGCCGCCTATCTTCGCTTCCGACTGTCATCAAATCCAGCCTGGCGGATAGCGATGAAATCTGATCCTGCTGTTGCCGGATCAACTCCTTCGCGTCAGCCAGCTCTTTGACCACCGGCGACAGGTCCAACCTGGCCTGAATCTCTGCCCTCGCCATGTCCCTAATTACGCGCCCGTCCATCCCGATCTCGGCCAGTGCAGAATCCGGAACTGCCGCCAAGTCCTCAAGCGTCGGCCAGCGCCGGCTAAGCTGCTCACGCCTTGACTTCAGGATCCGCTCCCATGTCAAAACCGGCACTCCATCGCGCGGGATCTCCTTCCCTTCACGGAACGACGCAAGCCCGCGCACGAATTCGGCAACCCATTCCGGATTGTATTTCCCTGCGCGCGATTCGGTTGTCTTGCGAGCGATAAATTCGTCGGCCACGAATTCCAGCGGATCTCCCCTGTGCCCGTGAGGCGTGATCAGAATAAATGTCACCACGCGCGGCACTTCATACCCGGCGGCGTCGGAAGCCTCTCTGTTGATGCCGTGCTCGCGATCTTGGAACGTGAAAAACGGGACTCGCTCAAGCTGCTGTTGGAATTGCATGTTGTCTCCTGTGCGGTTGCGCTTTGCTTTGACGGCGTTTGCCGACAAAGAAAAACGGCCCGCCGAAACGGGCCGCGGTGGAGTTTAGACTACCTGCCCCTGTGCGAACGGATAATTGATGATCGCGCCCAGATAGCCGGTGAATGTCGCTGTCAGCGTAATCTGACCGGTCGCCGTCGAGTTTTTGTCACCCAGCGTGCCAATCGCCGAACCGGTATAAATCCGCTTGCCGTCCGGGTCCAGTCCTGCGGCGACCGTCGATGCCGGAATGCCGCTTCCGGAGAGCGCCGCACCGAGGAAAACGCCGTCATACCCCTGCGGGCAGAACAAAACGCCCGTGCCGTTCTGCGTGTTGGCTGTAACGGTTTTTGTCGCTGCGTTCGCCTTGCGGTTACGGCAGTTGAGGATCTGCTTACCGTTGGCAAGCGCACCGGCCAGACCGGCACCGGCAACGGCTACGGCAGCATCCGCGGCCACGTCGGATGTCGATTTGAGGATTGCGTATCCCTGGATTTGTGCCCAGAAATAGGTGCCAGACGCCGCCGGAGCCATGGCGACGCCCACTTGAAAGCCCTGACCTGCCGTGCTCGGGCAGAGCGTGGCCGTGTAGGTCTCGTCCCAGGTGACAATCGAGCCCTTGATGACGCTCGCGTTAGACTTGAGATAGATAAAGGTGCCGGTTCCCCAAAACGGATCGACCGCGACAACCTGCAAGCCGAGCTGCTGGCGCGCCGTAGTGTCCGGAGCGAACCAGTCGTTGAATGGCTGAGTGCCGGCGACGGGAGTGATTGCTGAAAACATGTCCTAATTCTCCTTTCCGATTAAGCCTTGACGACGCCTTGCAGGCTGCGGTTACTCACCGTCAGATTGCCCTGCCAGATAATCGTCTTCACGAGCGCGTCCTGGTTGATCGAAATGACATCGTCGAGAATCGTGATATTCGCGTCCGAATGCACGACGGCCTCGAGGTAATTGGTATTCAGGAAATACCCGTGAGCCGCCGGAATGCCGCCCGATGAGTCGAAAAACACGTCCGCAGTTTTGTACTTCATGGCCACCATGCCGCCCTGCCCATCGTCGTCCGGAGCGTAGCGTTTCAAGCTTGTCTGCGATTGCTCGTAGAAGGTGAAATAATCATCCGAGAAGACGATCAGGTCCGGCGTGTCCGATCCCCGAGTCAGCTTGATCCAGAGCGGCAGCATCAGGGATTCAATCGTGCTCGCGCTCGGAGTAATCGCCGATCCGCCCTGCAGCGGAGCCGCGGCCGACTGTACGATGCTCTGCCAGAACGGGTAAGTGCTGGAGTTGATCCCGCCCACTGTGCCCGTGCCGGCATCAGCCACAAGGGCCTGCAAGCCGTTAATCTGGTTCGCCGCAGTGCCGTCCGAGTAAAAGTCCGTGGCGAGGCCATTCGCGAATGAGTGTTGCGCGTTTTTGATCTTCGCCTTGACGAAGTTGATGATCCGGTTCGCGCCGTTATTCACGCGCATCTCAAGCCCGGAAATCGCGAGATTTACCGCAACTTGACGCCACGGATATTCGGCCGCCGAAAGCACATCAACTGCGCCAATGTTGAGCACGTCATAGCCGCTGTACCGCTGGTACGTGCTGTTGCTCGCGTATTCCAACGGGCAGACAATCGAAATGCCGCCGTCTTCAAAGCGCACGCGGTCGCCCGCAGTGAGCTTGCGATAGAGTGCGTTATGCTTCGAGACATTGTCTCGAACGTCTTTCTGGTGCGCCCGCCACGTAGTGGTGACGAGTTCGCTGAACACATTAAACGCGCCAGCGCTATAGCCTTGTCCTGGTGAGGCCATTATTTATTGCTCCTTTAAGCTGTCAGGCGGCTAAGTGTCCGCCTGATCGTGTCTTCAATCGAGCCGACCGGCTCGGAAACGGGCATCGAAACACGACCGCGCACATTCGCACTGGCCGCTTTCTTAGCCGCTGCCGCAACTTCCGCTTTCGCCTTTCGCTCTGCCTCGGCCTGCTGTTTGAGCATTGCCTGACGAGTCGCCGGGTTAGCGTAAATCGCCTGGTCATAAGCATCTTGCAAGTCTTTGGCCTGGCCGGCTTGTAATAGCGCAGCCATGTGACCCTTCACTTGATCAAAATGCCCGTGGCCTGGGTCAGCCCGAAAGCGCTGGATCTCGCTGTTGAGCGCATCTTGCTCTCGCTGCTGTGCCGCTTGATTCTGTTGTTCGATCCATCCGCGCATCTGACCCATTTGGTTTCTGAGCGCGATAATCTGCGGATCGATTTGTGTCTGTTCGGTTGCCTCTTGCCCGCCTAGCGGGATTCCATACTGCGCGGCGAGTTCGGCAATGCTCGCCCGCTTTTCTTCCAGAGTGCCGTAACGCAAGCGGTGATCAGCTGCGAGCAGCTCGCTAACCGCGCGATCAGGAGTGACGTTCAATTGTCGCAGCGTTTGCGCATAGGGCAGCATGGCGCGCTCAATCGACTCCCCGAATTGCGCCTTTACCCGGTATTGCTCGATTCCCCGGTGAAAGTCTGCCTCCCGACGTTCGACTTCCGCTTGAACCTCGGCGGGCAATGTAGCCCACTTTTCTGCAACTTCCTTTTTCCACGTGTTTGGCGCAGGCCTAGCCTGTTCAACAGGCTCCGACGGCTCGCTTTCGATTGCGTCGTCATCCGGTTTTTCTTCGTCCGGCTCTTTAGGCGCGAACTTTCCGGACTCGTCGCGCTTGGGCTCGTCGTCCTTGATTTCGGCATCGCCGCGCGCCTGTATTTCTGCAAGCGTCTCGCGCAGCGTTTCATCAATCGATTTCTCTCCAGGCTCGGGGGTCGCCCCGTTTTCCTCATTGAGCATAAAAAGTCCCTGGATCAGAGTAAAAGTGCGTTCTGCAGTTGAGTCGCCGCCTGTGCCGCGGAGTTACTGCTGGTCAAATCCACCCAGCGCGATTTGCCGGCGTATGGTGTAGAAACGCCGATTGCATAAACCTGGGTCAATGTTGCCCCTGGAATATATCGCGCGATGGTTATTTCGTGATTACACGCATCAGGACAAATCTGCGCAAAAAGCGACGCCTCGGTAAAAGCCATTTCAAACCCCTATTCTGTTGAGCAAATCCTGTTTGCTCGGCGGCAAATTTGCGATTGTTTCGCCGATTGTCCGCTCAAGCGCCTCGTCCTGTTTCCTCTCGGCATATTCCCTTGCCCGCTTTGCCTGGTTTTTCTCAGCTTCGAGCCCTTCCCATTCCCGAGTGCCGGTTCGCTTGAAATCTTCACGCCGTTGCGCGCGACTGGCAATCCATTTGCCCGAGGCAGGCGATTCATAAGGCGCGATATCCGGTATGCCGACAGGAGCCGAGAAAATCCGCTTTTCTGTCCGCGTTCCGCAGCATTCCGGCGTGTCATCCGACATGCATACGGATCGAATGTATTCATGCCTGGAACCGCATTTCAAGCAAATCGACTCGTAAATCGGCATTTCAGGAAATCAAAGTGATAATGTACTCGTCCTCATCCTCGTCATCTACTGCAAATGCTTGATAGATGACGGCCGCGGCCTTGGCGGTCTGGTTTTTTTGCAAACCTGCGGCGACTGGCTTTTTAATCCCGAGAATGGCATCGTAGGTATCCTTTAATAATGATTCAAGCGCCGCGTCTCTGCGCTCTTGCGGTTTTCTCTTGCCCCATATTTCAACACGTTTTCGACTCGCCTGACCACCGCCCGGGCCTGTGGCCTCGGGTGATAGCGGAGCGTATCCTCGATAAGTGTATTCGCTCCTGTATGGGACATGCGAGCGATATTGAAGCTTCCCGCCTGGATAATATCCGCGATAAGTGGCTCTGTTTCTATATGCGACGTGCGATTGCGCTGATAGATTTCCCACGGCGCTTGAGCCATTTCTCTATTATGCTGGATATTCAGAAGCCATAAGACCACCATATCCTACAACGTATCTGTGAATCTCGTTTGTCAAAACCGCTATCGGCGAGTTATAAACGTCCGACACATACAGTTTGTCGAGTTTGTCTGCTCTATCCTGCAAAACATATCGACCTTTTGCTGAATATGCCTGGCCAAGAGACGGCGATTCGTAGTACAGAACGCCCCACGTCATACAGTCGGAATACTGACCGGTTAGCACAGATGGGGCGGACTCTACAATAAAATCCTGTGTGCCATACAAAACCAAGGAGTCATCGTCTGCCGAAAACCCAGACGCCGTTAATGATGTGTTGCCAAGCGAAATTTTCGATGGAGCTTCAACTGGAGTCGTCCGCGTCATGAAATTGTACGCATTCAACGGCAACATCAGCGGGTAGGATTTATTGATAGTTCCATCAACAAGCCATTGCAATGTGAGTTCCACCATTATCGGACATTGCCGATTGGCCATTGCGGAAAAGCGCCGTTTCCGGTTGAGTACCTGTGTCGCGAGATTGGCTTTATGCGACGCTGTCGATTCTTGATACCAGGTGATCAATGATCCGTAATAGTAAGTTCCCAGAGTCGGCGCCGATCTGTCGGTTCCATCAACTAATACCGTGGGACCACTTACCGATACTTCCTTGCAATTCGTGTTGTCCGCATGCACGCTTGTCAAAAACTGGTAGTCGGAACTTGCGGACGGAGCAAAACTCACGACAGTGTAATATGCGCTGCCGTTCGCCGTGGCCATTTCGCAGAATCGACGGACCGGCACCATATACGTATTGGCATTACTGCACGAATCAGTGGCCGAGCAGCCGATCAATGCTTCTACATACACGCGACAATCGCTGGCGGCAATCGGTTTTGTCCCTGTAATTTCCAACGTTAGTGTGTGGGAACTGTCAGACAGTCCTTCGGCGACGACGACGGCCTGACACCACGACGTGGAAAAATATGAACTGATGTAGTGCTTTCCGACGTCGGATGCTCGGCACAATCCGTCAGAAAAATCCTGTGAGGTGAAGATCGGAAGCGGAGAAGTGAAGGTGTATGACCCATCGACGGAAACAATTGCATAGCCGCCGTTGGTGTACATGTAAATGTGAGCAGCGAGGATCGTTCCGGAAAGCGAAGCTGAAATTGTCGCGCCGGCCGCCACAGAATAATAATATGTGACGAGCATTGCTCCGGCATTGGTGTTGCTACTCCACGATCCAGCCCGGCTGCACGACGCCGCCAAAGTGTAAAGCCCAGGCTTGAAAAGTCCATGCACGCAATCGAAAGGCACGGCATAAGACGCTTTACCTCGGACTCCGAGAATCACTCCGTAGTAATAATTCGACGTTCCGACCGGAGCGTAGATATGATGCTCCCCGTAGCGCGTCGTAGCGTTGCTTGCTGGCCATGCCCAAAAATAGCAATTTGACCGAGCTGCATCTCCTGGCGGTATTAGTGGCTTATTAGTAATCGGATTAGACCGTGTCCCCCAGGCTGACGTCATTGTGTTAGGCAACGCATTATTTGCCGTTGTCTGCGCGGAGACGACGTCTGCCTGTAGCGTGCTAATTCGCTTTTCCACAGTTCCTGCGACAGCGCTTCCGGAAATGCCTACCTGCGCTTCTATAGCGACAATCGACGACGACAGCGAGTTAATCATCACGTCAAGCTCTTTCCCTGCCGTATCGAGAGTATCTGACGGCAGAATCGTCGGGAAAGAATCCAGCGAAGTCGGGAAATTGGCCATCCGTTATTGCACTCCGATAATCTTGCCGTCCAAGCCGCGAATAACCGACTTTGGCCTGCCCATCTGTTGAGCCAGCATGCGAATTGCGTCGAGCATTTGCAGGTGCCGGTCATCCGCTCGGGCCTCTGGGTCCGGAGCAGGCGCTGATTCTTCCAATTCCGATCCGTTTTCTGGAGGCTCTTCAGCTTCGCTGGCGTTGTTCTCGACTGCCGCCTGCGCTGCCGATATTTGCGCGGCCTGCAGCGTTGTCTTAGCGGAGATTTCGGCTACTTCAATCGCTTTCCGGTAGTCCAAGTCTGCCTTGTATCGCTCCATCTCCGCCCGTGAATCGTGCTCGAGCTGCTTCAGAGCGGCCTCGTGCGTCCTTCGTGCCTCATCAACCTGCCATTGCGCTTGAAGCTTTGCCTGCTCGACCTGGATCGTTGCCTGCGCCCTCGCTTGCTCAATCGCCTGGTCAGCCTGCATGCGAGCAGCCTCGCTCGCGTGATTGGCTTGAGCTTTGACCTGTTCGAGTTGCGCTGCATTTTGTGCTTTAAGCTGCTCAAGCTGCGCTTCGTGCGCCTGGGCTTGTTGGTCCTGCGCCATCCTGGCCGCATGCGGGTCCGGAGCCGGCGCCGGGGCCTGCAGCTTGTCCAGCACGTCCTCAATCGCTCTGCCCATCTTGGCACGGCGCACCACGACCGAGATAATCTCCTTGACCACCTCAATCGGGATCGCTCCGGATGCTACAGCCGGGCCAAATGAACTAACGATTTGAGCGATACCACCAAGCACTTGTTGCATGCCCTGCATGTCCGCGTCCTGCGTAGCCGCAATCGTGCTGTCGGTTTCGATATCAACTCGGTACGTGCGCTGAATCTCATTACGCATCACGCCAATAACCGATTCCCAAGTGACAACTTGAGGCATCGGCGGGATAGGCTGGCGCGCCATCACGGCCTGTTGAACAGACTGCTGATATTGCTGCTCGACCTCGGCCTGATGCGGCAATTGAACCAGGCTCATTTGCTCCAGGGTTTCGGGCTGGAATTTTTCGGCAATTATCTCGGCTTGCAGTCGCACCAAGTCACGAATATACCGCTGCACTTCAGCCTGCATTTTCTGCAAGCGCTGCGTTCCCCACTGTGTTTTGATTTTCTGTGCGCCAAACGTTTCGTTCGGATCGCTTGCGCTGCGCATGATGTCGCTGATGCCGGTTATCTCATAAATAACCTGTTTAGTCGATTCACGCTGCGCATACAATTCGCGCAATACAGCCGCCGCAGTCTCGATGGGCACCATCCAGATCGCCTTTTCGAGACCGCCTCGCTCCATTAACGCGGTGACATTCTGCGCCGGGATAAGCTCATTATCTGACGCCTTTTCAAGCTGCGAAAGCTCGGTCAAACAGGCGTCATAAATGCCTCGGTTTTTAAGCCCTTCAATCAGCTTGTTGATGCGCGTAGAGATTCGGTTTAACTCTCGCGCTTGCTGCTCATATTGAGAATAAAGCGTCGTCGGAATCAGCGACGAGGACTTCTCAATCGCGTACAGCGGCCTCGGGATCGGGAAGAATCCGTCGAGTTCGAGCGGATCCTCCTGAATCTTGCACGGGTCATCATAAGTCGGGCAGATGAAAACGACCTGCTTTTCGTCTTTGTCCCAGACTTCCCACACTTCGGCAGTTTTGAACAGATTTCCGACGTCATCCGCTCTTTTGACGTCATCGTCATCCACCTCATCGAGCGGGATTTTGTTTCCCACATCATCGCCGAATTTTTCGACCAGTTCCTCGCGGTCCATTCGATGCCGGAAGCCAATCGCCGTTACCTGCTCCCATGTTTTTGCCGCGCACAGGATACGGAAATCGTCCCACTGCACGCGCTCGCATACCACCTGCTCCCAGGAAACCTCCTCGAACGCTTCGGATTCCTGCGAGTCGTCGTCCTTTTCGCTCCCTTCTCCGCCCGATTGCACCAAGTCCGGGACGTAGCGCACACGAGACACGGCTCGGCCGGCCAGCAGCATCTCGAGCGTGTCACCCTTGAGAACTCCGTCGAAGTCATAAGCGTCCTGCGAGAATTCAAGCGCCCTGGTCAGCACTTCGCTCACCGCACGTCCGACAGGGTCGGCGTCCTTGTATCGGCGCAGTGCCTCGGGCTTGGGCACGCTGTTATACACCGCGTAGCGCAGCGTTTCCGTGTTCGGCCACAATATGTTGAAGCTATTAAGCGCCGGCTCATCAGACGTATAAAGCCCGATTGCTTGCCTGGCTTTTTCGCGCCATTTCTTTTCCCGCTTATCCGCTAGCTTGATTTCAAGCTTCCACCGACTGGCGATTGCTCTAGGCGTTTTGCCGAGGTCGTCTGGCCGCTCTAATGAATTGGCGCGTTCGTCCATTGGATTATCAGAACAGGGCGATTAGCAGCGTTGCGGTAGTATTTGTGGCCATCACACGGCCTCCGTTAAGCGAGATCGGCAATACAGTCCCGACGGGGACTGCCTTTAGTGTGACCGCCGCTGTAGTCGGATCGACGCTCAATGCAATATCGCCAGCGCCGCCGACATAAATCGCCCGGCAATTGACCAGCGTAGTATCGCTCGTCGTGATTGACGAAAATCCCGCGTAGTTCTGAATAGGCGTCATTCTGCATTAATCCTTTTGCGCCGCTGGCGCTCAATAATCTCGTTAATAGTCCGATGCTGCGGAAATCTTATCACTTCCGGCTCTTTCGGTTTCATCTCTTCTCGCCATACCAAACAAACATATCTGAAGGAGTCGGCGAAATGTGAGGTCCAATCATGGCGGGGATTATCCCGAAAGCACTTTTTGTCCTCGTCATACTCGCGCTGATATTGCTTTAATGCGTCGATGCCTTCCGCGCATTTTGAATCAAAATGACAGCCGGCCATCGTCAAACGGGCCGCTTGAATTCCATCAATCAATCCAAGCTCAGGAACTATTCTAGTATTCCAGCCTAGCGACCGGAACTGCTCCTCGATAGAACGACCGGTCTGCAGGCTTTTAGCCCGCGCGTCATGCGGCAGCCATAACCACGCGCCATAGTCGTATCCTTTTGACTTGAGCACTTGGTCATAATGCGCAATCGGCATACCGTGCGTGCTATAGCAATCGACCAGGCGCAATTCTGACGCGACCTGAAACCACCATATCGCCGTGTCGTCAGAAAATCCCAGATCCATCACGGCGTGAGTTTTCAACGCAGGATCATAAATCCCCGGCCGTATTCTCTTGTCCTGCTCGGCCTGCCACAATTCTTTGCCGAATATCGCCCCGGGCAATGCCGCATCGAAGTCGCACTCCATCTCCTGACGAAAAGCGTCCTCAGTCAGCTCATGGCGCAACGCCGCCAATTCAGACTCGGGCAATATCCCGGACTCGCTTGATTTAATCGTCAGCCTCAACCAGTCAGGGTCATTCCCCGCTTTCTGATAAGCATCAAAAAATTGATTCCGACCCTTTGGCGTTCCGATAATAATCGCCCATCCCTTACGGTCAGCCAGCGCCGGACGAATAACGTAACTCCAGACGGAGGGCTTCCAGTCGCCATATTCATCGGCAATCAGACCGTCGAAGAATAACCCACGCAGAGCGTCCGCATTATCCGCACCGAATAGTTGCACTCTGCTTCCGTTTGGATAATCGATCCTCAGCTCGGCCTCGCTGATCGACACTGACGGGATAACCTCAGAAAACCGTTTGAGATAATCCCACGCGACTGATTTTGCCTGTCTGTAAAATGGTGCGACATACGCGAATCTCCCATTTCCGCCCTTGAATTGAAGCGCACGCTTAATCAACTCGTTAATGCAGGCGACGGTTTTCCCAGCCCGGCGATGAGCGACCACGACCGCCCACCGTTGAGTCCTCGCATGCAAACTTCGAAATGCATCGCGAGGCTTATACGGGATGATTATTCGAGTCAATCCTCGATCCAGCCGAAACTGATTTCCACCGGACCGCCCTCATTGCCGGTAACTTGCGTTGGCAGCAGCTTACCAACGAGCGTCATAAACGCCCTGGGCTCTTTGACGGCCTGCTGCTTGAGATATTCGACAGCGCCGCCTTCCTGCTCCTGAAGAGCGGTCAAAACCATCTCCTTCAGCTTTTGGCTTGTGAGGTTTTGCTGTCCCGGCTTGCGCCCTGACGCTGGGTGCCGTGTCATTCCCTTTACGAACGGCATCTAACTATCACGCTCCATTTTCCAATAGCCATAGTCTATAGTTTATCCGTGGTCATCATCAAGACTTCTTCCAGAGTCGCTTGACGTTTTCCACAAGTTTCATTACGGCGTCATTGCCCCGTTTCTCGGCGACGAGCGCGTAATAATCGGTCCGTTGCTTTTTCGTCCATCGCATGACCGTCCGCGCTTCGCATTCCGCGCGGTGCGACTCGCTCCAGGTACAGTCCAAAGCCTCGCACGGCGAATGACCGCACATCAAAACGCTCCCAGAAAGGCTTGAATGCTCAGCCGGCCACATTTGCGTCCTAGGTCGATTTCGTTTTGCGGGATCCGATGTCCGAAATCTTTCGTTATTCACGAGGTGACCGGTTGCGCGCGGTCTGATACGAGTCGTACCAGCCCGCTACCCGAAAGATGGCAAACCCAGCAGCAACGGCGACGCAGATGCTGTAGAGCAGCAACCAGTAGCCTAGGGCGCCCCCAAGGATGCCGAGCAGCTGGCCGACGAACGCCACTCGCGAATCTGGCGGATCAAAGTGCAGGGCTGAGGCCACGATAGCCCACAGCAGTGCAGCCACTTGGACGACTACGAAATGCAGGAATGTTGCGCTGACCGAAAGGTACGGCGAGGAGTGCCGGGATTCCCCGGGGTCGTTGCCGGCGATGATCTCCTTGAATTTTTCGTCGCCGAAGCCAAGGAAGATGGCGAACCCGCCCAAGGTAAACCCCAGCAAGTTGGGGAGGATGGAGATGGTTGTTGTCCACCACCTGTCGTACAGCCAAGAATCCGCCGTCATCGCCGTCAGTACGACGGAAAGATGAAAGTACGGGGAGCGCAACAGCGCCGCAAGGCCACCGTAGATCGCCCAGTAGCGGCCAATAACCTCCCACACATCGCGGTAAGTCTGTCTAGTGCTCTGCATTTGCCGATTGCGTTTCGCTTACCAGCAAGTCGAGCGGCAGCGACACGGCTTCATCATAGAGCACCGTCTGTCGCAAAGGCCGACCGTCGATTCTTCAACCTTGGCCCGTCCGCTCGATAGCCGGTACCAGCTACGCTGCCATTCTTGGATGCGACACGGGCGAGTACGCGGACCTGCTCGTCCGGCTCGATCGTCTCACCACGCTCCGACGTCAGCGTTTCGACGAGTCGCCGCGTCTTCATCCTTTCCAGCCGATCGAGCACAGTTCGTTCATCGCTACATGCCTTGGCAATCCTCAAATGACCGCAGAGCCCATTTCCCGAGCCTTGGCGGCCTTTTTTTCTGGTTGCCTATACATCGATATTCCCATGCTCATTTTGTCGCCGTGTGGCGCGATTCTGAAGGTTTAGCACTTCGCGCTTGGCAAGCCGCTCCGCGAACTCGCGAGAATACCCGCCGTCGAACTCCAGGATGCCCGCCCGCTCCTCAAAGAGCTCCAGCCATTCACCTTCAAAGCTCGACGCCATGCTCGCGATCCTCGTAGGCAAGGTGCCGCTTCGCCACGCCATGCTCGTCACAGAGTCCGCTGGCCACGTGTTCGGCAAAAATTCGCTTCAAGTTCGAGTCGCCCTCCCTGGACCCGACCAGCACGGCGCTTAACGCAAGCTGCGACTTCGGGAATCGCGCCCAGTCCAGCGGGTCCAGCGGCTTAAGGTCATTCGCTTTCATCGCGACTCGCCTCGCAAGTTGGCCAGCAGACCCGCCACGCGATTGCGGAATTCCGGATCGTTCGGCAGTGCCGCGAGCTTGCCGGTCAGCAGTCCGGCGATGGCCTCGCCTCGAGCATCCATAGGCGGCGGCAGCAATCCTGCGACAAACGACGCGCCAAGCCGTCCTTGCCGCACGGCCAGTTCAAGAGCGTGCTTTCTGCCGGCCGGATCGGCTCCGAGTGACGCAAACCACTTCGGCTTGCGCTTTTGCTCCCGAGCCTTTTTCACGATCCGTTCGTAAGCGTCTCGAAAAGCAAGCCGTGCGCCTATGTCGTCGCCTGAATAGAGAATCGGTCCTGCGACCGACCAGGCCTCGCCTATCGCGTCGTTGCTCACCACCGTAGCCCATTCGTCGCTCCCTGCGCACACTATCGACCACGCTTCATTGGCCGACGGCCAGTCGTCATCAGTCTCGATCCGAGCCAGAATTTCCGACAGGGTGAGACGGCCCTTGACCTCCTTCCGGCACTTGGCCAGCGCCCTGAGCACGTCCTGTTCGCCGTATTCCGACAGGTCATCGAGGAGCACGTTCAGCGCCGGCTTGCTCAGCGCGGTGCCGGTCAATTCTGCCGTTACCGCCAGCGCTTTCAAGACCGCCTCGCTCATGCCTTCGCCGCCCTTTCCGCCAGAATCTCGGCCACGATGTCGCCCATCGTCGAGGTTCGTTCGACCTGCCGGGCCGATAGGCTGGTGACTTTGCGATTCGTTGCCCACTCCGTTCGCAGCTTTTCGGAGTCGCCCAGCATCGCTCCGGCGTCGTGGCACTTGCCTACGTAGTACGCCCCGTTATGCCCGACATAGTGCCTGGCGATGTGAGGCGCCTCCTCCTGACCAACCCGTCTGACGAACTGTTTGATGGCCGAAGACACTCGAGCGTTGCGGACAGGGCCGACGCCGTATCGGTCCTCGTAGGCTTGGCTGTATGCCTCCCACGTCCGGCGGCAGGCGGCCTGCTCCAGGGTTTCAGCCGCCGTCGGCTTGGGCTTTGCCTGCCTGCCTACGGGCACCAGAGCGGGAACGCCTTTCTCCGGGGGCGTCGCCGGCATAGCCGGCGCGGAATCCACGCGCGCACGCCCGCGCGTTTTGTCGTCGGCTAACGCCGCCGATCCCGGAAGAATCTCACCTTGCTGTTGAGCAACGGGTACACCAACAACCTGTCCCTGTCTCTGTCCCTGTCTCTGTCCCTGTCCCTGTCCCTGTCTCTGTCCCTGTCTCTGTCCCTTGGAGTCTGTGACAGTGTCTGTGACAGTGTCTGTGACAGTGTCTGTGACAGTGTCTGTGACAGTGTCTGTGACAGACGCACATTTCGTCTGTGACAGAGTCTGTGACGCCCTCTGTCTGGACTCCTCGCGGGCCTTTCGTGCGGCTTCTGTCCGCGAGCGATGCGCTAGCTTCGATGACCATGCATCGAGCGCCTTCTCGGCCACAACAGCGTGATAGAGTCTGCCGTCGTTACATAGACGCCATCCACGCATCCCGCCAGCCTCTCTAACTCGCTTCCATTCCTTCACGTCCCTTCCAAAGCCGAATAATCGCGCCAACAAAACGTCGTCGTCGGGCAAGCTCGCCGCAGGAATCTGATGCCATGAGACGCACCACGAAAGCACCGCGCATCGGAAAACTTCCGCATCCTCGACGCACATCAAATTGCTGTCGCGCAGCCTGAGCACGTCCAAAGGCATGAACGCAAAATCGCGCAGGTCACACTCTGCAGGGACTGGTGGAGACGGCAATTCACAATCCATTGATGACCCTTTCCACATTAAATCCTTCCCTCAACAATTGCGATTGCCTCCTCAACGCTCGTCGCGACTCCGGCAATACCACCGGCGGCCGTGACCTTTGCCAAATACTCTCGCTGCTCCTGAGACACTTCATTACGAGTGCTCGGGCGCTTCACTTCAATTGCAATAACCCTTGCGTCCGTCATGAAACCGTCCAAATCTACGCGACCCTTGCGACACGATCGCATAAACCGTGAAACGGTCCCATTGGGCTGCACAAGCTGACCGGCCATGACGTTTAACCGCTCAATGTGCGCCACCAGCGGGTGATTTTGCAGGGCAGTCAAAATAGCCCGCTGAATATCGCGCTCCGGGGCCTCCTGACGTTTTGCCGCTCCAGTCCGGCGGCGCTTGGGCTGCTCAGGAATATCGGATGAATTGACTAACGCCGGCTGTATATCCCTCGTCGCTAGATAATCCGTCCATTGCTTGCCGTGGCGAATCATTCAAGCTTATCAGCCCAAAACGAACCGCCAATTTTTGAGATCTTCGATAGCACTCGTGACAATGCGCGCGCATTATGCTTTTGCTCATTCGTCAGAAATCGAAGCTCCCGCTTGAAAGTCCGCACCCGGCGCTTCATAAGGGAAGGAACTCCTGGCGGCACCACTCCACGCCTACGCGCTTACGAAGCGCCTCCTCGAAATCGTACAGTTCTTTTCCCTCTTCGGTGTCTAGGATCGCATTCGCAAAACATCCAGCAGACGCCAAAAAGCGCGCTGCGACCGCTTTCTCGCCCAGTTCCATTAATCGCTCGCGATACTCGCCCTCGAGAGGATACGGAATCAGCGTCAGCTCAATCATCTTTCCGCGCCTGAATTTTTGCTTGCTCATCGCGGAGCCCTCAAAATGTGCCGCAATTCCGCGAGATACCCGCCCAGCGCGGCATTGACGATCCGGACCGGGAGGCAAACCCAGGCCGCAATCCTATTACGCCGAACCGCAGCCTTGAATTCTCTCGTTTCGCTTAAATACCTTTTCATATTTCCCTCTCTTAAATAAGATCAGCCGATTCCATCCACGTCGGCAATCCCAACATCCTATTTTCTGAAGCGCATCTGACGCAAATCCTGTTGCCGGCATGCGTCGATTCAAAGTTTTTCTGGCAACGCAGGCACTTCCGTATTGCTTTATTCTGCGCAGCCTTGACCATCTTGGAATACACGGTCTCCTCAACCGGATTTGGCTTTTCCTTCTTAATGACCGGGACGCTGACTCGCCCTTCGCGGATGTCCTGCATTTTCCATCGAATCGCCCGGCTGCTTTTTCCTAGCCGCTGAGCGATTTCCGCGTATGGAACGCCCTCCGAGTGAAGCTTGGACGCCTGCGCAATTTCTTCGGGAAGCCATTTTACCCAGAGCGGCTGCGGCGTCGGTTCGCCGAGCCGATCAAGAATCCGTTTTAATCGACCCCTAACCGTTTCGTATGCCCTTCCCAATCTCATGGCCACCGGTTTCATCATCTCTCCGGCTCGATAGGCCGCCAGAATCTCCTCGTCCTCTTGCTCCGTGAATGGCCTTCCGCCAATTCTTGTCGAACTCTCGACGCGCATTATTCAAACCCTCTTATAGACAGACTCCAGGCCGCGCGCAGTCCATACCCGAGCACGATCCAGAGTGCGATTGATATCGCGATGCGGTCAAAAATAACAACTGGATCGCCGCCATGCATGCATTCTGCGATTGCCCAAAACACGATCAGCAGCAAAAGCATCATGATCACTATTGGCAACCTCTCAGAATCAGCTCGGCCTCGGCCAGCCGCTGCCGAAGACGCCTGTTCGCCTCCTGCAAGCGCTTGACTTCGACCGAAAGGACATCAACGACATGATCCGCCTCTTCGAGATCCGAGGCAGAAACCCCGCAGTAACCGTCGATCAACTCGCCGAGCCCTTCAAAGTCATTCGCCATTTTTCAACTCTCCTTCGACGTACTCCATCAAATTTACTGCTCGATCTATCGCCGGAGGGAGCCATAGAATCCCGGCGATGTGAAGAGCATTCGACAGACGGTCCATTTCGACCAGGATATCTTCAGCCGCTCTCGCCAGCCTCAAGCGTTGTTCTTTGTCCATTAGTTTCCGGAAAAAAACGGCCAGCGCGGTGTGCTCACGCGCTGGCCTGGAAAGCCACGGCTGGTCAGTCCGTGGGGAGGGAGGATGAAGAAAACGAACGTCATCATGACGCATGGTCCTGGCGATCAGCTCGAAGCGCGCCGCCGGTGATGACCTCGATCTGATACTGGCGCAAGAGCGGCACCTGCTCGCCCCATTCGTAGGTCGCGACCCGGCTGATGCCGAGCGCCTTTGCGAGCGCATCGCGCCCGCCGAAGTGACAAAGTGCCTCGTAGGTAGTCATCAGCCCATTGTAAGCTTGCTTACGCGCAGCGTCAATCCGGCCGTAAGTGCGCTTACGGCGCAATCGACTAGGCTAGAGGCAGGAATTTTTCCGAGCGGCTACGCCTGGCCATGGCCGGGGCCGGCGCCATCAATCAGTCCGAGCTGGCCAGGTCGTGCGGCGTGCGTCCAGCCGCCATCAGTCAGCTACTGAGCGGCGACAGCCAAGGCATGAGCGTCCGGGTGCTCTTCAGGGCCGCGCGCACCCTCCGCGTGAGCGCCGAGTGGAAGCTGGACCGCGCCCAGCGCAAGCCCCGCGCAAAGATCTAACCCCCAGTCGGTCTGCTTAAATTTCGCTTGACTTTCGGTGTAAGCACGCTTACATTGTGCCCAACGGTTCGCCGGTGCATGTCCCCGATACGCACACGGGTAGCAGGGTTGCTCATGTGATGCCCTGTAGCCAAAGGCTGGCATAGCCAAGCCTGCCGCGCGAGCCGTTGCCGGAAGGCGCCTTGTTATTTCTGCGCAGACCTGATTAGAGAGCCAGGGAAGCCAGCGCAGGGCGTCTTCCAGCCAGCAAAACGCCCGAGTGGAGTGACGGGCAAACAAGATTTCTCAGGCCAGCAGACTGATCCGGGGAGAGCTGAACGAAACACGACTAACCGGCCGAAGTGGTGAACGCGTAATGATCGCCGCGAGAACGCCTGGGGGGTTAGCACCACGGAACGGCGTGACGGCCCGGAGAGACGGGCACCAAGGCCAGCAAAATGCCCGAGTGGCGCAATCAGCCGAGGCAAGACGCCGCCCGAGGGCGGATGAGCCGAACGCGATACCACTGGCCTTTTTCGACTACTACTGGAGATGGAAATGATCGGAAGATACTGCATGGTTCGGACCCGCGACGCCGGAGTATTCGCCGGGACGCTGGAGCGCCTTGATGGTGACACTGCGCTCGTCGCAAACGCGCGCCGCATTTGGTACTGGGACGGCGCCGCGACGCTGTCCCAGCTCGCCACCGACGGGACGTGCCGTTCGCTGAATTGCAAATTTCCCGCCCCCGTGGCGGAAGTGATGCTGTTCGGCGTTATCGAGATCATCCCAATCACCGAAAAAGCCGCGGCGAGCATCGCGTCTGTCCCAGCGTGGTCGGCGTGAGCGTTTCAGGAGACGGAAACTACCGAGGAGACGGAGACGGAAACGGCTCCGGCTCCGGGGCCGGATACGCAGACGGCGACGGTTATGTATCCGGAGATGGCGACGGCTCAGGATACGGCTCCGGATATGGCGACGGCCATGGCTCCGGCCATGGCTCCGGAGCCTGCTACGTTTATGGCAACGGCTCCGGCCATGGCTCCGGCCATGGCTCCGGCTCCGGCTCCGGAGAAACAGACGGCTCTGGCAATTGCTGAGATGAAGCCCACAAATCACTCAGGCCACGGCGACGGAAACGGCTATGGCGACGGCAATGGATCCGGATACGGATCCGGATTTTCCAACTTCTCCGGCTACGGCAATGGATACAGATTCGGCAATAGTCCGGGCTACGGCGACGGCAATGGTCAAGGATACAGCCATGGCGATGGCTATGGCTACGGCTCCGGCTCCGGCTCCGGAGAAACAGACGGCTCTGGCAATTGCTGAGATGAAGCCCACAAATCACTCAGGCTACG